GCAGGTCGAGGTTGCCGCTGCCGTGTACCTCGATCCGATCCAGCGCCAGCCGGACGGACTGGATGGTGTCTCTTTCGGTTGTTTTCATGTAGCCCTCCTTATGTGGCCGCCAGTACACGCTTTGACGTGGTGACGCCGTCCTCGTTTTTGTAGCGGATGACCGTGCCTACATACTGTGCGCCGTTGACGTAGAGGCTTGGAGTAGAGATTAACCCCGTGTAGGTCTCGCCTGAAAATAGCTTGCTGATGTTGGCCACCTTCGCCGACAATGAAGCCACGCTCGCCTTCGTCGCGTAGACCTCACCGAAATTAGCGATGTCTGCGGATATCGATGAGATCGCGCGGGCGTTGGTGGCGATGTCGCCCGCATTTGTCTCGATATCGCTGGTATTGGTAGCAATGTCCGCCGTGTTCTGCGCCGTCTGCTTCTTCTGCCGCACGGCGTCCCGCTCCTGCGCGGACAGGTACGGATACTCGTTGTCGATCTCCTCCTCCGCCGGAGCGCTCACCGTCGCCCGAAACAGGCGGGAAAACGTGGTCGTCTTGGCGTGTATACCGCCGTAGATGCCGCCCACGGTCACGCCGTCGCCCAGCTCCGCCGCCGGGTCTAACAACGCGTCAGCGGCCTCGTAGGGCTGATAGCGGTAGTTTTTGACCGCCGCCAGAATGTTCGCCGCCAGCGTGTCGCCCTTGATGCTGGGCAGCAGCGGCACATTGACTGTCAGCTCCCGTCCCGTATTGTCGCCGGACGTGTAGCTGTTGGTGCCGTCCGTCACCGTTACCTTGCTGTAGGGCTGCAGCTTGTCCGCCTCCGTCAGGCCGGACGCGCCGTTGCCCACGAAAATCTTACCCGACAAGTATCCTGTCACCTCCAAACGTGATGGCATTGCCGCCGTTGTCCACCAGATAATTGGTCTCCTTCGGCAGACTGTTCAGCAGCACCAGCCGCAGTTTGCCCACCGGCGTCATGCACCAGTTGCCGCCGTACCACCCGGCGATGGCCTGTAGCAGCTCCCGGCAGGTGTAGTTTCTGGGCTTCGTCACCTTGTAGTTCTTGCCGCTGGCGGAAAAGAAGCTGTCCGTCTCGCTGTCCAGCATGATCCCGACTTGGGTACAGACCCGGTTGACGATGGTGATATCCGTCACGCCGCCGGCGCCCCCCCTGCCGGTATACCACTGCTCCGTGGCCAGCATCTTGTCATAGCCGTGCAGCGTCAGCACGCCGGTCTGCTTGTTGTAGCTCCGCTTGTCCACGTTGTAGACCCCCTGAGCGATCCACTCCGAAACAGTCTGCCCGTCAAGACTTACCAACCGAACTTCTGGCCGCAGCTCTGCTCTGCGTGACACATCGCTTGATGTTACCCCTCGCAAACCAACTTCTATCTCTCCTGCAACTGCTCCTCCAACGGAAGGGGTTTCCCCGGAAAACAAGGCATGTTTAACCACAAGCGAATTTTCCATGATCTTACTTTCACCGTAAGATGTGTCACCGATCATGAGCCGCGTTTCCGTGGTGTGGGATTCCACCAGCAAAGCCTGATAGGTTGCATCTGTTGTTTGCATGGCTTACCTCTCGATCAGCGGGAATGTGATCCCGCTCCACCAATCCGCATCCGGCTTCTCGATCAAAAAGCTGGCAGGATTGTTATTGGAATACATGGTAACGCCGGAGCGCATACCATACATTGGGTCGTAGTAATCCACCGTTACGTATTCCGGCAAAATGGCATTCAGTACCGTCATAGCTTCTGTGTCTGTCAGGGGGCGGCAAGTAATATCCAGCCGGATTTTTGTCGCCACCCGCCCGCGTTGCATATAGGCGTCCATCGTCCGCCCCGAGTTCGGGGCGTCGATGTCGCTTCTCTGCCACTTCACACCTTGCTTGGCGATGTACGGCATGAAGTTCACGCCGTTTACAATAAGTTTCATTTTCATGCCGTCACCCCCTATCCGTTTACTCTGGCGTTGTTTCGTTGCTGTTGTGCAATATACCGACCCAGATTAAAATTACCGTTGTTTCCTCCTTGCTCCCGCATGGCGGTAATGATCTGCTGGGCAACAGCGTAGATTGCAGTAACAACATCGTCGTTAGCTTCCCGTACACCGTAGGTAATGCCCTCTACGATCTGGTCATTGTTGGCAACGGCGGTTCTCCGACCGATACCGCCTACCATCTCCGCACCGGCTTCCCGCGCGATAAACAGCTGCCCTTCGTCCACAAAACCGCCATTTGCGAAGGTGCGTACACCGGCAATGTTGCCAATCTGCCGCATATCCATCGTAATACTGACGGTGCTGGGGAGTTGATTCAGTTTGTTGATGATGCGTTGAATCGAGTTACAAGCATTCGTTTCCGCAGTGGAAAAGCTGTTTGTGATTGATGTCTGCATAGATGTCAGCTTATCTGTAAACAGTGTGCTTTTCCCATCAATGCCTACCACAAAACCTGTAACAAGATTTTCACCAACATTGCGTAAATTCGTGTACGTGTCCGTTGCCAAGTTGCTAGCATCACCGCCCTGCGCCGTAAGATTTTGCATCTGTGTGATAAGCTCCTCATAGCTGGACAGCATTCGTACTGCGGTTCTCAGTTCGGGGACGGCTATTTTCAGTTTCTCGTTAAGCGTAGAGGTCTGCTCGTAGATGTTGTTAACATCTTTCGCCAATTTGTCGATGGGGTCTTGGGTAAACCAGCCGACAATCGTGTCGATTGTTGCACTTAGTCCGGCTATTGCGGAAACCTCCGTATATCGGACAACATGACCGGCAAACTTTGTCATGAAGTCTACAAAGTTTCCCATGTTGTCAGAAAGAGACGGAAGTTTTTTGTTAAGCCTTTCAAGCGCAGGAGAAAGGTTATCGTTAAGTTCATCGGCAACCGCAACCAAGCTTTCAGTAAACGCAATAAACGCTACCGCCAGCTCTACAAGGATTGCAGTACCAAGCCCGATTGCCACAGGGAGCAAGCCAGCGGTTGCCACCGTAGCCACACCGAGAGCGGCAGTTACAACGCCAATTCCCACCAGCAGAGCTGTTCCCAGTCCAATCCCGGTCGCAATCGTCTCACCATTGTCCAAAACAGGCTGCCATGCCTGCCCAATTTCGTCGAGAGCTTTACCGATACCCCAGATTTCTGCGAGAAACAGTGCTGCCGCAACACCCAATTCCAGTAAAATCAAAGTACCGATTCCAATGTTGAGTGCTACAGCACCTCCCAGAGAACCGAGCGCGTAACAGGCCACACCAATGACCGCCAACAATCCGGCTCCAACGCCAACAGCGATTGCAACAGTCCCGGCGTTGTCGATCACAGGCTGCCATGCGTCTTTCACCTTTCCCAGTTCCCAGCCGAGAATAGCAATAGCACCAACAAAGATGACTGCTCCCGCTGCGACTTCCGCCATAACGACCACTCCAAGTCCAAGGTTCTTGGCAAGGCCGCTAAGTTTCGGAGAGAGGTTCCCGGTCGCCGTTTCCAACCCGCTTGTAGCTTCTGTGACTTGCTGAACAGCCGTGACAGACTCTCCCGCATTACTGATGCCTTTCAGTTTGAAAAACCAATCAAGGGCGACAGCCAAACCGCCAAGAACTTCCAGTCCGCCGATAATCAGCGTCACCTTGTCTACGCCGCTCCAATCGCCTTGCTTGATTGCTTCCCAATTTGTAGCCAGCTCACGAACAACGGTAGTCAAACCCTGAATGGCAACTGTCCAACCTGCGGCTTTGATGTTGCCGGTCAACACTTCGATACCGATTGCGAGATTAGTCAGCCCTCTCACCGCAGTCAGAGCGTTGTCCCAGTTCACGCCGTTATCGGAAATATCCTTAATGGCCGCCACAATCTCACCGATGCCCTGTACGACTTTCAGCGCACCACCCAATTTCACATGACCGAGAACAATGAAAGCGTCACCGACCATACCGGAGAACTCGCTTATCATGCCTGCGACATTCTGGAAGGTCGCACCGTTGTCCATGAAGTCGCGGAGATACCGTTCAAATTCCCTCATGTCGGCAAGGAACATGGACAGCCCCAATACGGGGAAGTCAATAGAGAACTTCAAGTTCTTCGGGCGGAGGTCTTTCAGCATTTTCAGTGCTGTTAGGAAATCTTTCGACACTTTCCACGCCAGAATCCCGGCTCCGATAGAGGTCACGGTTGCCAGAATATCCTTGAGGTTTTCTTTTACGAAGTTCACAAACGGCTCAAACTTTTTTTGCCACATGTCGATATTTTTGCTGACGGCGTTTGCGAGAAAGTCATATCCTGGTAGGTCAATGCCTAAGTCTCCGCCGCCAATGCCACCAATGCCGCCGCCCGATGCGCTTTTCGTTTGATCCGGTAAGACATTCAGCTCGTCAAAGCCAGCCAGATATCGCTTTAATTCTTTGGCAGAATCCGTGGCATCGCTCAGGTTGTCTGCAATGTCCCCGGAACCCATTGCAGCATTGGAAAAACCGTTTTTCCATTCCGGCTCCTCCAGCGTCACACCGAACAGTGCCGCGATAGCCGCGATGATCTCTCGCAGTGCTTTGGCAAATGCAATCAGCACGGGGAGCACCTTTGTCAAAATTGGAATAAACAGGTTGCCGATGGCTCTCGCCACCTGTTCCAATTGCGCCTTGAGTACGCGCAGCATATTGGTGGGGTTTTCCAGTGTTCGGGCCATATCGCCCTGCACCTGCGTCACCTGCGTCATCATGGCGTAGTAGCGCAGCTGCGCTTTCTCTGCCTGTGTCATGGCAGAAACGCTTTTCGTAATACCCAGATTCAAGGCTTCCTGCTGCAATCTCGCTACGGACAGGTCGTAACCCAACCGCCGCAGAGGCTCCAGCTCACCCGCGATACCGGACTGCACCTTTTGCATGGCATCCGAGAAGTTGATGTTGTAGAACGACGCGATGTCATAGCCTAACTGCGTCAAATTTTTGGACATGAACGCCGCCTTGTCCGCCGCCACACCAAAGCCGGAAATAATGGTGTTGAACACGCCCTGATTTCGCATCCACTCCGCCGGGTCAATGCCCATCACTTCGGAGACCTGCTGCGCATACCGATAGGCTTCTTCTGCGTATTCGCCCATCGACACGGTGAACAGGTTCAAGTCCTCCTGATATTCGCCCGCCTTTGTGATGGCATAACCTAAAAAGCTTGCCACCTTTCGGAACACATAGACAATCGCGCTGAATTTCAGCCCCTTAATCGCCAGCCCAAGCCCGTTGGTCTGCATTCTGGCATTTTGCATGGCGTTGTTGTACTGGGCAGATGATGTGATAACTCTCTGGATACGGGACGGGAAAGACGAAAAGCCAGCGGAAACCTTCTGCATTTCATCGGCAAAAGGCTTCATGGCGGCGGCAAGGTCTTTCATCTGCTGTGTGAACTTGTCAATATCCGCCGTTTCCAAATCCTCGATCACCTTCGGTAGCTTGGAAAGCTGATTGATAAAGGTGGTCATGTTGGCCTTACCCAACTCGGAGAGAGGGCGTAGACCGTTGGCAAGGGATTCCAGTTTATCGCCGTCCGTAAACTTGATGCTGCTTACCGCCGTGCTGATGGCGGACAGCTGATTGCCGATGGAAGAGGAAATTTTCAGGTCTTTGATTCCGTTCAGCTTCGACAGGGAATTTGCCAGATTGGAAAGCTTCTGGGACACGTCCAGCCCCTTCACCGCCTCGGAAATGGCCGCAATGCCCTTCGCCGTGTTTTTTAAGCCTGTTGTGCCGCCCTGCGTGGCGGATTTCAGGTTTTTCAGCGCGTTTTTCAGCCGGTTAAGACCGCTTTCGGCGCTGGCGCTGTCGTTGGAGATTTTAAATTCGAGGCCTTGCAGCTCCACATTTTCAGCCATTTGCGCCACCGCCCTTCTCAAATTTCTTGTTTATTGCCAAAGCAAACATCTGCATATACGCTTTGGCCTTTTTGTCCCCTTCATTTTGCTCCGCGTTCTTTTTGTCCTTCGGCCTTTCATATAGCTCATAGGGCTTATCCCGGTATGGAACAGGCTTCGCGCCCTTCTTGGCAAAGGCATGCATCACCGGCACCACGTCCAGTAACGCTTCGTAGATGTACGCGCCTTGCAGCCACAGGTCCTGATTGCGCATATCCCGTTTCAGCTTCCACGCCTTACGGTAATAGGTGACAAACTCCACATCCATTTCCCAGAACTGCTCATAGCTCATGCCGATGGACAGATAGAACGGAAACACTTTCTTAAAAACATCCGTGTAAGCAAGCGAGGGGGCGGGGTCGTCCCCACCCCCTCCATTCTCGGAAAACAGGTCGCTTACATACCCACTTTCCACGTCGGGTTTCCCTCTTCACCCTCATCGGGGTCAGAGAGCAGCGTCATGGCGGTGTCGTTGTACATCTCCGCCAGCACCATCACCAGTTCGTCCTTGTGGGACAGCTTGGCGAAAATCTCATCCTTCGTGGACTGCTTGGTGTCCCGGTGGTTTGCCAGAAACGCGCCGGAGAACAGCAGCGGGATCATGATGTTGGGCTGATCGGGCAGCTTGTTGATGTCAAAGCCGCTGGATTCCATCTGAGCCGCCGTCTTTCTGGTGTATTCCAGCAGATAATTTTTGCCGTTCTTCGCGCCGGAAATGGTCAGTGTCTTTGCCATCTCTTATTCCTCCTCAAGCTGAATGGGCGTGGACGGTGCAATGGTGATACCGATGTCCACCACTTCGTTGACGCCGCCGCCGGTGGGATACGCGGTCAACTGTCCGTCAAAGGAGAACTTGCCGTCACTGCCGGTGGGTGTCAGCGTACCGGCATTTTCCGTGCCGCCGAACCACACGGCGTACTTCTCGTTCTTACCTTCCAGCGCTTTCAGCGCCTTGAAATTGGTCAGATCGTAGTTGGCCGTGAAGCTCAGGCCATCCAGAGACTGGATACCGGCGATGTAGGTCTGCATCTTATCGGAAAGGGTGGTGGTTTCCAGCATCTCGGGGTCGCCGCCCAGGTCGGGGAACTCCTTGATGTCGATCAGTTTGGTATAAGCGGATTCGGAAGCACCCTTGTGCATAAGGAACACTTTATAAGTGCTGATTGCCATAAATTACCTCCTGTATAGTTTCGTTCCGTCTGTTTCTGCCCGATACCGGGCCACAAGACGGTAGATGGTTGCGTTTTCAAGATTGGGAATAGGTGACAGGGAGATGCGCCGGAAATTCCGGGCATACATCATTTTGTCGATAAAGCTCATGATCTCCCGGCACTCAGCTTTCTTACCGGGGGATTTGTTGGAATAGACGTTCACCTCGTACATCAGCGCTGCAAACCGCTCCGCGTCAGAGGAATCCATCCGCTCCGTGGGCATGTAATTGTCCTGCTCTACAATGCTGACGTGGGGAAAACTGGAGGGAGCCGCCACATACTCGCTTGTGGAAGTCACTTTTGGATAGGCTTTCGTCAATGCCTGCGCAATAGACCCGTAGATTTCATTTTCGATGTCGATCACACAAACACCTCCTTTGCCAGTGTGTACACTCTGGTCTCCAGTTCCTTCACCGTCTCATACATGAACATGTTGGCCGGGTTGCCGTGGGTGATAACCACCGTTGTGCCGTTGGGCTTCTCCTTCACAAGGCCGTTTGTGCCCGGCTCACCGTAGTAGCCCCACGAACTCTGCTTGCCGTGTCCCTTGCCGTAGGTGCCCCGCGTCATGCCCAGCTCATGAGCTTCCGGATGGTTGTCCGGATAGGTCACGCCGGTGCCGAACTCGATAAACAGAACAGAAGCCCCGATGGCTACAATGGCCTTTGCGTTGCCCTCCCGCTGCTCCACGGAAACGGAAACATCGTTTGTGCCGTCATAAACCGCCTGCGAGAACTTGGCTGACGCAATGGAAAGCCCCTCCTCCGCCAGCCGGTCAATGAAAATGCCTGTCCGTTCCTTCAACCAGACTTCGTAAGAGGACAACTCTTTCAGGAGTTTCCTGATGCCGGACACGCTCAAGGGCACTTGAATCGTTTTCACGACACACTCACCTTCTGCACCGCGTAGGAAATGAAATTCCGCGACTTCGCCACTCGCTTTACGATGTAGTCATACAGCGGCGTGCCGTCTTCCCGGTATTCCGGCTTCTTGTCCAGAAAGAGAACGGTGTTTTCGTCGATGGGACATTTCAGATCGTCCGTGATAATTACCTTGTCGTAGGACACGAAATTACCGAACTGCTCTACCTGTGCACTTCCCGCGCCGGTGGACACGCTGGCCCGCAGTTTTGCGGCGGGCTTGTAGAGGATATTGTAATCTCCGGACAGGTTGCCGTATTCGTCCTTTACGGCCTCCTTGCGGTCGTACAAAAGGTAGTAAAGCGGCACCTTGTTGCGCTCCATGATCTTCATCTCATCCTCCGATCACACCGGCGAACGGTACGATGTCCCGCAAAAGAGACGGGGGCACGTCGCCGTCTTCATAGGTGGCGTTCACGCCGTTTTCGCTGTGGGCGGTCTGTCCTTCGGCTCCCCGCTTGTTCAGCAGATACACGGCGATCTCCACCTGAATGTGCTGGTACTGTTCCGGTACTTCCGCCACAGACGGGTCATAGGGATACGCTTTGCGGCACACCTTGTTCCCCGCGATAGCCAGATAGGCGGAAAGCACGTCCGGATCGTTCTCGCCTGTCATGGTGCTGACCATCGCGGTCATTTCGTCGATACTCATGCTTTCCGCCTATCCTTTCTTCTCAATTAGCCGCCGACAGAGGCGGTGACAGCCTTGGTGTTCACGGGGTTATCCTCGCTGTTGGCGATAAACACGCTGCGGCTGTAGGTGGGCGCGGTGAAACTCTGGGCAATGCCCGTGAACTTGCCGTGATACCACTCAGGGCCGTGGTCAAGGCCGATCTGGCCGAACAACTGGTACTTCTCGCCTGCGCCGGTCTTTGCCAGCTGCTCCAGGAAGAAGTTGCCCTTGCCGGGAACGGGCTGATACACGGGGGAGATCACGTCCAGATTCAGCAGCAGGGCCGTACCGGCAGGCAGGAACTCGCCCAGGAACAGATATACCACGCCGATGGGGGTCACTACGCTGGACAGGCGGATGCCGTTGATCTCCCGCGCGGCGGGAACCACGGTCAGGCCGTTCTGCACGGCGTCGGCGTTGATCTGGAACATGGTGGTGGCGTCGCACCACAGGGTCAGACCCTCGTGTGGGGCGTTATTGCCGTAGATCTTCTTCACCATGTCGGCAATGTCCCACAGGCCCAGAGGCTTGGAACCCATCGCCTTGACGTTGGTGGTAATGGCGGTCACCAGACCGCGGGTCTTGTTGATAGTGGCGTCGGTGGTGGCCTTGCTGTACACGCCGTTGACGAAGGTGTACTCGATGTCGCGGGCCACCTTCTGCATCTTGGCGGCCACCTGAAAATCCAGCTCGTTCATGGGGTTGGCCTGCTGGTTGGCAATGTTGATGCCGCTCAGGGTGCCCATGTTGCTCTGCTTGGCGTAAGAGATACCAACGGCCTCCATAAAGATCTGGGTCACGTTGGTCTTCTGCTCACGGGTGATAACGGAAGCGTCAGGCGCGCGGAGTGCCGCCGCCGGTGGTATATTCCTGACCGGTCACAAACTCCACATGGTTGGTGGTCTTGGCTCTGCCGCCGATGATGGAGCTCAAGGGGGTGCGGGTGTTGCCCTTGTTGAAGAGCATGCCGGAGTAATTCAGCGCTCCGAAGCTGGTTGCGAAAGTATCAGCCATTTACTTGGCCTCCTTTTATTTTGATTCGGCCTGCGCTTGCAGGCGGGTATAATAGGCCGCCTCTGCGTAATTGCCCAGACTCTGGGCCTCTGCGGCCTTTTTGGCGTAATCCACGCCCTCGCTGCCAACGCCAGCGCCGGGACGGGGCGTCTTTTTCAACGCCTCCGCCTTGACCTGCTTGGCGTGGTTTTCCAGAAACTGCTGCTGGTTGGCAAACATCTTCGCCATGTCGCCGTCCGCCAGCGCCTTTGCCGTGTCCTTTGCCAGAGCCTCGTCATAGCCCTGTGCAACGAACTTCGCCGTGTATTCCGAAACCGTCTTGGCCTCTCGCAGCTCCGCAAGCTCCTTCTCCATGCTGGAGACCCGCTCGTCCTGCTCCTGCTTTTTCTTGTCCTCGTCAGAGAGAAGGTCGTTGTGTTTCTTCTTCCACGAAGCCGCTTCCGAGGCTGCCTTGTCGTAAACGTCCTTCTTCACATAGCCGCTGTAGTCCGGTTCCGGAATGTCGTAGCTTTCCAGTGCGGCAAGCTTCTGCTCTGCCGTCATGTCGGCAAAGCCCTCAATTTTGCTGGTGTCGATCTTAGGCATAATGTCTGTCCTTTCTGCGCTTTTTAGGGTGCATCTCCGCACCATGCTGCGTTATGTCGGTTCTCTCCCGTTTTGCGTTTTTGGTAAGGCGGCTTCTCTGCCGCCAAACACCCGTTCTGGTGAAAAAACAAAAGAAAAAGGGCTACCGATACGTTTTCCGTACCGATAGCCCCTTTTGGCTGTCCCAAACGCCCTATGCGCTTGGCTGTTCGTATTCTGTTTTTGACTTCACTTCCCAGATGCAGAGCTTTCCATTCCTCACGCCGATCTCAACCCTGTGTCTGCGGTTGAGTATCTGCTCGATCGCCTGCACCGCCGCCTCCGACAGTTTGATCTCCTGCATTGACCGCCTCCTGTTTCCGTTCCTGTTCTTCCATATATTCCATACTCATTTTGTAAGCAAGCTGCGGATCGGAAAACAGGCCGCTGTGGGTAAAGGCCAGCACCGGCGCGATCTTGGGGTTGGAAAGCATCATGGTCAGCACGTTGGCCTTTTCCGTGATGTTTTCGTAATTCCGCCGGGTAAACCGGATTTCCAGCCCCGAAAGCTTCAGCGACAGATCGCCCAGATCGCGGCAAATGCGCAGAAGCAGCTTCAAAAACTCTTTTTCCGACCGCTTGAACATCAGCTCCGAATCCTTAGCTCTCGCTTCCGCCGCCGACCAGCCGTCCCGCATGATCACGGCAGAGCCGGTGTCCGAGGTGGAAGAACCGCCGTTTCGGTTTGGCATACCGCAGATGGTCAGCACTGTGTTGTACATGCTGTCCACCAGCGTCTGTGTCTGAGCCTGATTCATCTCCGAGGTCAGATATTGAATCTCTGCTTTCGTCTGCGCGTCAATGTCCTTAAACTTGATCGCGCCCATCTCTTTCAGGTTCCCGAAGTCCTCCGAGGAGATGTCCACGTTGTGGAACAGCATCAGCGCCTGAACAAACTGTTCCACGCCGTCCAGACGGTTGCTCTCCACCGTGTTGATGGCGTCCAGCAGCGGGATCACGATCTCAAACGCGCCCAATCTCGCCTTGTTGGCGGGATATTCGATAATGGGGATACCCAGATACTGCGGCTCACTGTGCAGGATGACCCATGTGTTGTTGACCTCGTAGTAGTGATCCTGCGTATAGCAGCTGAAAACCAGCGTCCCGTCCTCTTTCAGGATGTATTTCACGCCCATCAGCGGCGGATTGCCCAAAGCGGTGGAGTACACCACAAAGCAGTACCTGGGGTCAAGGGTGAAAATCTCAAACGGCGCTTCATCCTCATCTACGTCCGCCATATCGTCCGGCAGAATCATCCGGTACGATGTACCGCAGATGTGGAACCAGTCCGCCAATTCCTTGTCTTTGGCGGGCTTATCCTCGCTCAGAACGTAATCGTTCAGCCGCATCACGTTCTTTGCAATGCCCTCGTCATCGCCCCGGCTCACATACTGTACCGGTTCGCCCATCAGGTAGCCCACCTTGAAGGACACGATCTCATTGGCCCGGTTCTCCACAATCTTGTTGTTGATCTCCGGCCGAACGTCCTTCTCCCGGTTCAAAATCGGCTGATCGCCCCGATAGTAGCGATAGAGATAGTCAATGTCCGCCTGATTCTGTAGGTGGACGAACAGGGCCTTTTGCAGCACGTCGATCACATTGCCCGTCGTGACCTCTGTCACATCCGTATAGATCACTCTGCGCCCAAATAATGCTCTCATGCCTTGCTCCTTTCCACCTATTACTTCCCCTCTATTGTACCACACTTTTTAAGCGGATAAAAGAGGTATATGTGCGTTTAATTAGAATATTTGTAACTTTTTCAGCATGGACGCTTGAAAATCTCCACTTTTGCGCCGTTCAGTGCCTGCGAGAACTCCGCCAGCATCGCCATGCCGTCTGGAACGTCGTCGTGCTTGTTCTTTCCCGCCACCGTGTAAGAGCAGAGCATGTCCATCATTCTGCCGTAATCGGAATTTCGCTTATACAGTGTCTCGTCCTTGAATAGAAAATGCTCCTTCACATACGCCGAATTGACGATGATCTTCGTCTCCTTGTTCGCCGTGGTGAATTTCGTTGTAATGTGGGTGATCCCGTTCCGGTCTTTCACCATTCCTTGTACCTTCTCCGCCACTCTGCCGCCTGCGGAGTTGGATTCAAACCGGCAGGCGTTCACCTTGTCCCGCACCAAAATGTCGGCAAGCAGCACATCCACCACATCGGGCAGTCCGTTGTCGCACACGCAATCGTCGATGTAGTAATCCTGCCCGTATACATGGGCCACAGGGAGAAAGGCGTAGTCCGTGCCTTTGTCCTTCGTGTCGCAGATGCCGATAATCGCGTCCGGTGCCTTGTCCGGCAGCGTGAAATACCGTCTCAGCTCATCCGGATGGTAAAGTAGGCCCTCTCTTTCGATGGGCTGATTCATATAGAGCGCCCTCCAACTGACGGAATCCATAATATCCCGCTGTTCCTTGTAGAACTTGGTGGAAAACCCCACCCCGTAGGCGTAATCGAAGTTGGATTCGTCGTTTTCGTCCATTGCAGGGATGGCGATGAATTTCGCCCGGTCGTTCTTCTCGTATTCCCGCTCCAACCGTCCGATCACGTCATGTACCGACCATCTGGTGGCGATGTGCAGCTCCTTGCAGTGGTCGCCGATCTTTCTCTGCCGCAGGTCGGTGGTGTACGTCTCCCACAGCTTGTCCAATCGTTCTTTTGACAAAGCCACTTCGATACCGGATACCAGGTCGTCGCAGTAGAGCAGCGTCGCCGCACGGTACAGACCGGCGTTGCCCGTTCCGATAGACGTAAATTCCAGCGTTTCAAATCGCTGGCACTTGTCCAGATCAATGCGGCAGTCCTTTGCATTGGTGTTGCTCACGTTGATGCCCGGAAACACATCGCGCCACAGATATTCCCCGTTTGCGTCGAAAATGCGTAAACATTCATCGTATACACCCCGCACGAAAGAATTGGAGTGGCTTCCCGTCAGCATGGGGTCGTTGGGATATTTTCCGCCCAGCCATGTGAGATAAAAGATAGCTAATGTGGTCTTTCCCACGCCGGGGGGCAAACTGATAGCCAGAAGGTCAAGCTTATCATCCGCCAGCGCCTGCAAATCCTTTACCACGCGCCCCAGCATCTTCTTCCGGGGAGGATAAAACCTCTTTTTCGCTTCACGGTTCAGCTCCACATACGTCAGATAGCTGTCAAAATCGTAGGGAGCCTCGAACAAAAGGCACTTTCGCCACTGCTCATAAAACTTGTCCGCCGCCTGTGGACAAGTTCTGATCTTCTCCCGGCACTCCTGCAAGATTTTCTTGTTTTCGCCGTGTGCGGCGGCGTGATCCTCGTCCTCCCAGCTTCGGCACAGGGAAAATAAGTCGTTATACGCCCCGATATCTCCCGGAACTGCTTCCATTTTCGTCCGAATCGACTTTGCCAGTCTTTCGTAGTCCATTTTCCACCTCCAAACGCCAAAAAAAGGAGCTACCCGCATGTTTTCCATGCAGATAGCCCCTTTGGCTGTTGCTCCCGCCCTCGCGGGAGCCTTATTTTGTTATGTTATTCCATCGGCACCAGCGTAAAATCTGCGCCGTATGTGTTGAAGATGTGTTCGTCCGTTCCAACTTCTATCACAGCGCTTTCCCCGTAGGACAGTATGTAGGTGGAAACATTCCGTACCTCTGCGTACCCTTCCGCGTTTTTGTTGACGCTGTTTTTGTCGATGTAAATAATGCTGTTCTTCGCGTTTCCTGTTGCCTTGTATTTCCCAGCTGGAACCATGTACCAGATATATTCGTAGCTATCCAGCTGCATCTTTTTCCCGTACTCGCCAACAACGCCGTCAACGATCCGGATTTCTGTGCCGACAAATGTAGTGTCACCGGCTTCCGTCTCAACTTCTTTTCTTTCAGGAAGCGGGTATTTATCTGCGTTGTTCTGCACGACGTTTCCGCCCACTTCCAGATAAATTAACTCCGCCGTGTTGTCTTCAACGTGGTAACCGGCGGTAAAGGAAACCTCGCTGTATACACCAAACGCATTTGGCGCGTCTACATGGCTTCTTACCGTGTATCGGTCAAACTGCCGCCCAAAAGACCAGTCCATAAGCGGAAAATCGGCAGAGCTTGGATAATTCAGGTATATCGAAACAGCGTCCTTTGTTTTGAAGATCAGCGTATCCTTGATTCCATCATCTACAATGAAGTTTTCGATCTTCCACGGCTCGTAGCCGTTCTTGTATAGGTCGATATCCATTCCGACCTTTATCGACTGCACCGTTCCGTCTGCGCTGCAATAAACCCGCGCCGTAGTCCCGTTTGTGGGAAAACTGTACCGTGGGCCGGATGCCCAATCCTCCACCTTTTCGATTTTCTTCGCGTCTTTGGCGTCAATGCCGATCTCTTCCAGAATGCGATAAAAAGACTTGATCATCTCTCCCTCCACAACAAGGTCAGAATTATCAGAAATGTTTTCTGTGTTGGCGTCTCCCGTGTTCATTTCCTTCTCGCTATCTTGGTGCGTTTCACTCTGCGTTTTACCAACCTCGGAACTTGGCTTGTGCGTAGTGGTCGGGCTTGACAGCGAACCAATCAGTGCAAACACCACGAACCCTCCGACGCACGCGGTGCACACCACGAAGCTCGGCTTTTTCTTTCGCTTCGTAAAAATGCACACCAGCAGCCACACAAAGCCGCCCAGCAGCCCTGCCATGCACAGCATCACCAGTTTGGCGCAGATGGATGAGATCATCAATCATTCCCCCTTCAAAATCGCTTCGTGTGAATTCTTGCTTGCTTCTTTCCCGTACCTGTAGTTCCCGCGATAAGTGCTTTCGTTGCTCAAAATCGCCTGTACCGCAGAGTGCTTGAACTCTTTTCCTCTCTTGCTGCGATAACCGGCCTTGTTCAATTCGTCGGCAATGCCTTGCAGTGTCTTTCCCTCTTTCCGCAGGGCGAAAACCTTCCGAACGATCTCTGCTTCCTCCGGTACAATCTCCAACGTGCCATTTACAGGCCGATAGCCCAGCGGCGGTTTTCCGCCCGCGTATCCGCCGTTTCGCGCCGTCGCGTAGCGGCCAACTGTTGTTCTCAGTGCGATATTCTCGCTTTCCAACTGGTTGAAGGAGGACAAGATCCCGATCATGGCGCGGCCCCACGGCGTTGTAGTGTCTAGCGTCTCATTCAGGCTTACCAAGTCCACGTTGTTGCGCAAAAGATCATCCTCGATGATCGCCAGCGTGTCCCGTTGCTTTCTGGACAGCCGGTCAAGCTTAAAGATCACAATCACGTCGATCCCACCGCTTCTTACGTCCGTCAGCATTTCTTGCAGGCCGGGTCGGTTCGTGTTCCGCCCTGTAAAGCCGTTGTCCTCATAAGTCTTAACGTAAAGCCAGCCCTTGCTCTCGATGCAGGCTTTTGCCATACGCTCCTGCTCAGGCAGAGAGACTTTTCCATCCTCGCCCTGCGCGTCCGTTGACACTCTTGTATATACGCATGCCCTCTTCATCTCATACATTGCACTCACGCTCCATGTTCTCCGTTTTCTGTATTGTACCAGGCTTACAATTATTTGTCAACTGTAATTGTAAAATACGCCTTTTTATTTTTTGGGAATTTACGGGACTAACCCCCGCGCCTGCCGCCGCCGCATATCCCCCGCCCCCGTCACTGGCCGCTGGGCGGCTCTCATACCCTATTTACAATTTTTCTTGAATTTTTGTAATATAACGCTTGACATTTACAAAAATATCTATATAATTGTAAGTGTAAACCAAAAAGAAAAGCGCCCCGGCATCAACCAAGACACCCGGAGCGCACCCCGCAAGGAGGCATATACATTATACCACTTGCGGGGAGAGAATGCAAGGAGGATATTACAATGACAATCTATGAACGCATGGCAAAGGAGCTTGAAGCCCGCAAGGATCGCAGCGCATGGAGCAAGGGCGTTACCGTTTACGCCCTCGAACTGGTGGAACAGCTGGCAGAAGCTGCCGAGGGCGGTTACATCGACGCGGAAGGCCTGACAGCCCCGCGCATGCTCCGCAAGGCCCTGTTGAACGGCGCAGACGATTGGAGCGCCTACAGCTGGGGCGGCTGCTCCTTGATCTATGATGGAGACATTGCCGAGCGCCTGTGTTGCCCGTCCGAACTCAAGCGCACCCGCAACGGAGAGCGCAGGCCCAACAGCCGGGAAGAATGGCTCGACACTCAGGCCCGCGCACTGTCCCAGGCAGAAGCAAGAGTGCGGCGCGTCATGCGCGACGTGATGGAGGGCTAAGCGATGAACATTAACCAAATCATGAGCGAGCTAGCCCAGTATATCCGGATGCAGGAAGAAGCCGCCGCAATGGTGGAGAGCCTGAAAGATCAGCTGAAAGCCCAGATGCAGGCCGCAGGCGTGGACACGCTGACAGGCGACGAACACAAGGCCACATATAAGGCCGTCACCAGCTCCCGCGTTGACACGTCCGCATTAAAGCGAGACCTGCCAGAGATCGCAGCCCAGTACACCAAGACTACAACCGCCCGCCGGTTTACGTTTGCATAAGGAGGCGCTACAATGGCACGATACCAGATCATCACATACAACGAGGACACCGGCGCGGACGAGCGCCGCGAGTACTCCCGCAAAGCTGACGCAATACGCGATGCAAAAGCCCGGTGTTACTTCTCCGCCAGCAGATACGGCACCGACTGGGGCGTTATCGTCTACGACCTCAAGGCCCGCCGGATCGTTTTCTTGATCGGCGATTTCCCGGAGCGCCACCGCCCCACAGAGGAGGCGAGCTCATGACCCTGCTTTTGATCCTCGCTTTCCCTCTGATGGTGCTTGTCGAGATCGTCAAGCGGTCTAATTGACAGGCGGCCGCCAACATGCTACAATCAAACTAACGGACAGGGCGCAGGCCCAGAAGGAAGGTAAAAATGAAAGAATTGATTCCGGTAGATTCCTGGTGGACCGCTCAGCCTATCGACCCAATGCCCATTTACGACTTGGGCGGCGTCCTCTACTGCGCCGCCGGGTGGAATGGAGAAGCCTATACCCGCGCTTTCCGCGTTTTGAACCGCTACGAGGTGGACGCGGAGAACCCGCAGGAAGTGACGCTGCGCCCCGTCTACATCTTCCAGGCCGAGGGAATCGACCTTGACGGCGTGGAAGAAAATTCCGACGAGTGGAACCGCGTTACAGCGTTTGCAGATTTCGACATTCTATAAACAGGAGCCGCCCACGCTGGGCGGCTTTCCTTTTGCCCTGGTTTACCTCCACCAAACCGCCGCCAGGCCACGCCCAAAAGGGCGTTTTTCTTTTGCTCTAATACTGGACGTTTTAAGCCGCTCTGACGGCGTTTTCATCTGTCCCGCTATTCCTATATTGCCACGCATGCAAACGCCTTACGATGGCATTTATTTTCCGTTCTGTTGGGCGTTCTTTTTGCCCCCTGTTTTGCTATCGCTGCGCCGCCAGAAATCGAACATCCGTTCTTTCACGCCGTTTTCGGAAGGATTTCCGCCGGATTTCCCGCGAAAAACACATCAGGCTCCCGACGGATTCTGCGCCGGGGAGAGCCTGTCATAGTCGCGTGATAGTCGCTGAGATAGTCGCGAAAGTCGCAGACCATAGTCGCAAAAGTCGTTCACAATACTCCAAAATAGCCGCTTGTACGAGATTCCGTGTATAAACCCCGTGTTTTTTCTCACCCGTTTTTCGAAGTGTACGGGATTCCGCTCAGTTTTCGTCGACCTCCGCAGCGATATCGGTAAGATATTTCTGTTGCAAGTCCTCCGGCGATAGTTGCTCACCCAAAGGCTGGTTGGGGGTCAAGACCACTTCCTGCTTGTCCTGATAGCCCATGTTGTTTTTCATCAAAAAAATACCCGCAACTGGATTTATCTTGCCGTTTTGCATATAATCTTCCATCTGTGCGTTCAAAATTTGGTACGCCTTTTTCAGCGTGTGGCGCACTCCGGCGGGCAAGATTCGGCTTCTATTCTCTCCCGTCCCGTTTGTCCACCGCGTCAAAGTCTCCCGTGAAACACCAAAAGCAAGCGCTAAGCCTGCTACACTGGGCTTCATGTCGTTCTCTGCACACAAATTGAAGTAGTCTGCAATTCTGGTAGATACCTGTTCTACGCTCTCCATATCGGGATCGTCCCACTTGAACATGGTAAGCGCGTGGTTCAGATACTTTGTGTTATCGCCGGGATTTGTCTGCACGGCGCAGTCGGGGCGTTTATTGCCTCCTGATCCTTTTGGCCTTCCACGTCCGCGCTTGGGCGTTACCTCCATGTCTATAACTTTATCGTTCATTCTCCGTCTCCCTCTTGCATCTCTCGATCTACGGACACCAGGCTCTGGAAGCAATGAAAGTCGTCACAATACCCACAGGTGGCGGCAATGTCCTGATGCTCTTTGTCCTTATGCAGTTTGCAGCCCTCGGGGCCAGCGGTAACGCGCTTACCGTCAATTACGGCCGTACCGTGCTTGGCGTGGGTGCAGAAGTCGCAGCATGGCGTGCAGTCTTTGCCGCAAAGAATCATTTGCCATCCTCCTCTACCAACTCGCTATCCACCTGTATCAAGTCGTGGCTGCTGTCGCCTACATAGAAACGCGCCGTTTTGCCGTTTACCGTGCAGGTGCACATACCGTATTCCTTGGATATGATCTCCGCCGCTACATCGGACGGAACGCAGGTGATCCGATAGCATACAAACGTCTGCGAATGTTCTTTCCCTTTGATGTCGCGGTATCTGTCGTGTAAGCTATTTTTGACCAGCAATGCCTTAATGTGCCGATCCAGTTCGTGGATGTAGACATCAAGCGCACCGTCTGGCGTTTCGCCTTTTTGCATGATTATGTTGCAGTGCATATCATTCTCCCAGAATACCGCTGATTGTGTCAGCATTCGCCTTGATGATATCCATCACGATGTCGGACTGGATATTGTGCGCAAAAACGGCCTTGTCTGTTGCGTCGGCGTTGTAATAACCTGTGAACACCGTGCCGTCAGCTTTTGTCGCTGCAAAGCAAATACAGCTAGGGTCAAGCCCTGCGATAGTTGCTATGCATTCTTCAAGCCATTTGGCGTATGGCTGCTTTGTAATATCGTCCATGCTATTCTCCTCTTTGTTCGGCTTCCCGCTTAGATTGTCACACGCTCATGCCCGCTTGAGGCCCCGCAAGCATCTCAAGCGCCACCGTTCGGTCACGGCAAGGAGGTCGCATCCTCACGCGCAGTTTTCAGCGAGCATTGTCATTCCCACGTCGGGCATGCCGATACGCTCCGACATTGTCCGGGCGCTACCCGGCCTCTGGTGCAGCATTGCAGTCCTGCCCTGCTTTAGCGCTTCGGGGAAAGTCCCCGTCACTCGCTGTGGTCTCCCCTTACGGGGCACCTATGCCGCATATAGTGCGCTTTCTTTCGGCTTCCGCCTATCCGCCTTGAGGAATACGCACAACCCTTCGGAGCTCCACGGTAAACGCATGGCGGAGCGCCTACCGCTTCAATGTTCTGGCACACTTTCGGGCGGGACGCTATGCCACTTGCCCACGGTAGTGCCGCACCGCTTTTTTCGTCGCGGATTCCGTCTCTACAGGCTCCGTATTGCCCAGCCGTTTTCTATGTGTCGGCACACTGTGGCCGGATGGGAGTGGCGACCTCCCGCCCCTTATCGTGGGGTAGCTCACGCAGTCCGGCGTATACCCGTCATATACCGCTGGCGGGTAAGCGGTTGAAAGGAAAAGAGGCCCCTAATGGGCTATGGCGGCATTGGCCGGACTCGAACCAACAACCCTTCGGTTAACATCCGAATGCTCTACCATTGAGCTACAATGCCGTGTGTGCCCGCCGCCGTGCAACGACGGGCCACAAAAAGGAGGGAGAATGAAAAATGAATGCAGTTAAAACAAACGAATGGAGGTGTTGTAAGGCTGCACGTCCTCATAACTATTGTACCACACTTTTTGCAATGTTTATAGTGCAAAAACGCGGATTTTCTAAAGTAGTTATTCTAATTAAACACTTTTGCTGCATTTCAGTTTATAGATTTCATTTTCCAGTTCATCCACAAGCTTATCCCTCGCCTGATAGCGCCCCCAAAGCGCCAATATGGTTTGTTTCGCCTCATCCAGCGCCTTGATTTGGCGGTCGATGTCAGCTTGGTTCACGCCGTATCAACTCCTTTCCGCATTGTGGGCAGTAATTGCTTTTGCTGCCCGTCACAAGGCCACAGTAGGGGCACTCGATCCGTATCGCCCATTTGGGCCAATCTTTTCCCTCTGTGGACTTGTCGCGTATAATCCATTTATCCATTACACATTTGGCTCTTTGCGCTCTCCGTAGCTACAAAAGTCTGTGGGGTTTCTGCGCGGCGTCAAGCTTCCGCACACCACATAGCGGCTAAAGCAAAAACCATCGTCCCTCGTTCCTTTTTCCCAAAAAATGCAGTCCTTGCACAAAACTACGGCAGGCGAGACTTTCATTATCGCAGTCAACCCATCAACATCTACGTTGCGGTTGCTTGCAACAATAGCGTCAATTGCGTCTTGCTTCTTGATATATTCAATTTTTTTCATTTACACTTCCTCAAAATACTTTACATCTCCGATACTGCAAACGTAAATCTGCCCCTCGTGGTATTCGCTGTGTCCGGCGATCTGGGGATTATAAAACACCGTCGCATTGCCGATGTCGGTAAATGTCTCACCGTACACAAACACCTCGCAAAAGGCGTTTCGCGCCGCGTCAGACACCCAGCTTGCCGGGGTGGTATACTGATACTCCCTGCATACGTCCTCCGGCGTGTAGCGGTTCCTGTGGCGATTGCAAGCGTTAAGCAGGGCTTGTACAATGCCACGGCATTGGTCGGCATCGTTCCCCGCTTCTGCGGTGACGATCTGGAGAACTCGCGTCACGTCGTAGCCGAATGTCTCAAACTCCCGGTCTGTGCCGATGGCGGCAATCACCGCCTCCGCGCTTTTCTCCGCTTCGTCCGGGGCTTCGTATGCTTCTTCGTGTGGGCCGCCCTCGATCACCAGAATCGTGCGCTCCTCGCGCTCCGGCTCCTTTGCAGAAAAGCCGGTCAGCACCACCATCGCCGCCGCCAGTATCAGCAGCACCCACGCTGCGGCGATAATGCGGTCATTTGTCGTTGGTTTCATTTGTTTTATGACGCTATTCCTCCTTTCTCTCACCGTATGAGCAGAAATCGTCATACCCGCTGGCAACCATCCGACAAGCGTATGTTTTGAACTTGCGGCAATCGCGGCACCGCACCACTGACTCCACATCGGCCGGAAACATATCCGCAAGCGCACGTTTGGCATCCGTCATAGTAGCCGTGGGCTTTGTCACTTCTATATGGGTCAGCCGCGCAATCGCTACAGACTGGTCAATGTACTTCGCCATCACTCCACCTCCCTAATCTCGTCCTCGCCGAACTCCACGCCGTCATTGATACACTCCAAGACGCTTTCAACAAAGGCCTCATCGGCACAGGCGTTTAGGTACCTGATAACCTCGTTGGCTAATTGCATGATGGTTTGTTTACTGCTCATCGCCTCACCTCCTCAATCCGCCCCACCAGCCGCTCCAATTTGTACCGGCAGAATGTCTCCACCTGTCCCGCGCAGTCGAACAGCATCACCATCTGCTGAAGCATGATCTGCACGTCGGCGATCTCCTCCGCAATGTGGGTGGTGTTCTCCTGCCCTCTGCTGTTTTTGCAAAGCTCCTTTGTCAGCTCGCTCATTTCCTCGATGGCCATTGTCACCTGTAATTCCTTCCCGAAGGTTTCCAGCGCCGCCTGACAAATTGCGTTATCGTCTAGCATCATTTTGCGGTCACCACCGTATCAGCGCCCTGTACAGTTACCCAGCCATGCTTGAGACGCGCCTCCGCTTCCTTCATCTGGATTAGCTCCGGCGTAATGGATTCCGCAATGGTCTTGTTGGATTCTGCCTCAGCTTCTGCCTCAATGATCTTTACAGCAGCCTCAGATTCAGCGATAACGCGATTTGTTTCTGCCTGCGCTTCCGCCGTCTGTTTGGCAAGTTCTGCGATCTCTGCATCCTGCTTGGCCTGCTCTTTTGCCCGTACTTTTTCCTGCAACGCGGAATCCAGTTCCACGTCAATGATCAGGGCGCTGGACACGTTGATACCATACTCTGTACTGAGCTTCTCATTCAGGTAGTCGGTAATAGCCTTGTTTACCTCCGACTTTTTGTCGGAATAGATATCCATAACGGAGAATCTGGGGGTAACTTCCTTCACATAGGCGATAATGCTGTTCTGCACGCGGCCCTCTACAATGGCCTCGCCGTCCATGCCATTAAATTTCTCGTACAGGCTCACCACGCGGTCAGGCAGGAAATTGTAGTTGACCGTCAGGTTAATGCCCACCATGCCGCCGTTGGCAGGGGCATCAATATGCCAATCTGCATGTTCGTCTGTGTTGTAGTCAGAGGGATCGTCGGAAAAAACAATCTGCTGCTGACTAACGGGAAACTGCTTGACGTGCTTCAATGGTGATAGCCAATGCCAGCCCTGTGTCAGCGTGTTTTGCTCCACGCCCTTTGCGGAATACACAACGCCCACATAGCCCACCTTGATTCTTGTCAGGCAGATGATGCAGAAAACAGCAACAACCACCGCCAGCACGGCGGAAACAGCAATAGCGATACCTTTTTTCATGACTTTTTACCTCCAAAAATGTTATAAATTACGACAAACGATACGCCAAATACAGTGATGAATAGTGTGATGATCTCTTTCATCTTTTTCCCTCCGGCGTACTTAACGCCGCCAGATTAAACCGCAGCCCCTCATTGGCCTGCCGCAGCGCCTCTATCTCCCGCTGCTGGTTCTCGATCAGGTCAGCGGCAGCAAACTGCAATTCACTTTCGCAATCATCGCCCGCCGCAGGGCACTCTGTACAGTGTTCGCAAGAATCTTCACCGTTAAATGCACAGCACCGCAGCGCGGTCACGATCTCATCTCTTGTCATGTCATTCCTCCCCAACCCATCTTTTTGTCACCGCGATGGGGAACGGCTCGATCTCGCTTGCCCACCGCGCCGTGCCTTTGCCGTGTATCCGCTCCCAGATCAGCGGGAACCCTCCGATGCCATCAAATAAGCTACCCAGCGTCGCGTCCTCCGGCAGATACCGCGCCATGCGCCGCAGCATCCAGTCCCAGAAGGGCAGGGCGATGGAGTTGCCCAGCGCCTTGTACCGTGGGCTGTCCGCACTTCCTTTCACTTTTATTTCGCGCCCGCGTTTATCTGTTTTAACCCAATCTCCAATATCCGTCCATCCGTCCGGGAAGCCTTGCAGCCGTTCGCATTCCATCGGCGTCAATCGGCGCACGACCATGTGTGTGATGTCAAGGTCTGTTCCGTCCTTAAAGTCCCGTTGCTTGCAACTGCTTGCAACCTCGGCGGCGCGGTAATCTCCAAACCCGTTCATCTGGTATGTAAGCGGCACTTGATTGCCGCCTGTCCCCATTCGAGCCTGCAACGCCGGGACCTGCTCTCCGCACTCGCGGATGACGTCACAGGCGTGTGTCATGTCCAGCGCCACCACTGCCGGGGTTTGGTTCGTCCCGCTGGGTGCCGCCGCCAGCGTGGGCGACACTTCCTCACCGTACCCGATGCCGCCCGCCTGTGCGCCCTGTCCGGCCTTAAATCCGGCACATAGCACGGCTTCGCGGTTCAGACCACTGTTTTCACGGGAACTGAGCGTAGGCGAAACGCCGTTACCATCGTACACGCGCTGGCTCTGTGCGTCCCAAGGTGTCATACAGTCCCCGACTGCCGGATTAAAACCGCTTTCAGCAGCTTCGGCAGGTCCTTCCCCCGCCGCTCCGCTCTCCGCAATATCCCCTGACACGCTTTTGGGGTCAAATTGTATTTCGGATGCGGTGTCTCCTCCAAAATCTGCGACAACCGAGATACGACGACGGCGTTGGGGCACTCCCCAGTGTTGCGCGTCGTGAGTTCGCCACACCACGCTCCATCGTCCTCCCATTTCATCGTGATACCCTCCCCAGGTAGGCCAGCCCTTTTCAGGCACTTCAATACCGGGGGTTTCCGGCTCGACGATTTTGATGATCTCTTCGAGCACGGCTGCGAAGTCTTTTCCTTTGTTGCTGCTAAAGGCTCCGACCACGTTTTCCCACACGAGATACCGAGGTCTGACCATGTCACCTGTCCGTCCATTCCTTTTGTCCGCCTCCCTCATTTCTTTTACGATGCGCACCTGCTCCATAAACAGACCGCTTCGCGCTCCCGCCAAACCGGCGCGTTTCCCGGCGATGGATAGATCCTGTCTAACAAGGTGAACCACCTGTAATACACCAAACGGGTTCAATCTCTGCCCCATTTATTTTCGTAATATCGCCTAAATGTTTCACCTAAATCACCTCCTAATCTCCAAACACAACGCCGCACTCATCCTTCAGCACGTCCTTGATGTGCTTCCGCTTGATGCGGCCTTCGTTTATCTCCTCTGCCAGCTTTTCCAGGCACTCGTACAGATACGCGATGCTGTGGGTGTCCCGGCTGTCCTCGGTCTGCTCCTGAATGTGCCAGCCGCATTTGTCCATCAGCACCATTGCCACCATGTCCATGTTTTCCTGCGTTCCCTTCAAGCGGCCTTGCATAATCAGCCGCTCATCACGGGATAGATGCTGCTTACCCATCATTCGGCCTCCACCGGTTTGCCATCTACCAATTTGTACCAGGTGTCTGCCTTGATGTCCTCGCCGTCTACGACAAATGCCAGCAATTCTTTGATGTCCCAATTGTCCGCGTTTTCCTCACAGATCACCAGCACAGCACCAAAACCGCCTTTAATTTTCACATCGTTACCGCGAACAAGGCCGCATCCGTTTTTGCCAACAGAAACAAATCCTTTTGCGGTGGCTGCGCCGTAAGAGCCTGCGGTGGCTGCGCCGCTATCGCCTGCGGTGGCT